GCTCGCCCGATTTCCAGTCACCATAACATGCGCCTTTGCCGTCTATAAATAATGATACCCAGCCAGATTTCTCTTTGCCTGTAGTGGCAAAGCGCGTAATGCCGTGCTGATTTATATGTGTTGGCGGGTTTATGCCTGAAGCGCGTATTGCATTTAATAGATCATTCATAATTTTCCTAGATATTGCGCTAAGCGTTCAACGGTTTTTTCATAAGGTGTTTTTTCTTTTTTAAACTGATCGTGCAAAAATCGATGCAGCATATTGCGCGACACGCCCGATTCTTCCGCTACTTTGCTAATGTTCATCACGCGTAATTTTTCTTTGATTTCGTCTGGTGTCATTGTGTGTTTTCCTTGTTGTATTTTAAGATTTAAAAAAATATGTTTACATTATAAACTATTTTTAGTAATATAGTACCCGTAGTAACAAATTATTTTTTTTAATCCCAATGCGGAGCAACACAATGACATACTCACAAGACGTTATTAATTTGGCAACATCAATGGGCGTACACCCAGCCGATGTTTTAATGTTTGCACAATCAGTTGCAAATTCAATTAGCCAAGACAACATGGTTGATTCTTTTATTGATTCTGACGAAAGCACCCGCACAGAATTATCTTTAGCTTATGCCCAACACGCAACAAAAAAATTCCAATCATTTACTAACACTTATTTAGTAAATGAAGTTGCACGCTCTTATTTTCAATCTGCTGTTTATGCTGGAGGTGTAGCATGAGCCTTTTAAGCACGATTAGCAAACCCGCCAACAAATACCGCCTGTTCACCATTTACGGTGGCGCAGGTATTGGCAAAACCAGTCTAGCCAGCACATTCCCCGCACCTATTTTTATTAGAGCAGAAGATGGTTTATCTTCTGTTCCTACAAACGCAATGCCTGACGCTTTCCCATTGCTTACCAGTTCTGACGATATTTATAATCAACTGTTAACTTTAATTAATGAAGATCACCAGTATAAAACGTTGGTGATTGATTCAATTAGTAAATTAGATCGTCTGTTTACTGACGAAATAACCAAAGGCAACACCAGCGCGAAAGCATTAGCACTTGCAATGGGTGGTTATGGCGCTGGTTATCAGGCATTATCATCTATGCACGGCAGAGTACGAAAAGCGTGTCAGATTTTAGTTGATAAAAAAGACATGAACATTGTTTTTTTAAGTCATGCAGAATTAAACACGATTGATTTACCGGATAGTGATGCTTATCAACAGTATGGCTTAAAAATGGAAAAGAAATCACAAAGCCATTACATTGATGATGCAGATTTTGTAGGTTTTATGCGCCTAGAAACTTTTGTGATGAAAGATGAACAAAAGAAATCAAAAGCAAAAAGCACGGGTGAGCGGATTATTCAATGCACAAGTGAAGCGTCAAGCGTTAGCAAAAACCGCATGGGATTAACTGACGATATTTTTGTACAACACGGAATCAATCCATTATTAAAATTTTTAGGAGAATAATTATGAGTTTTTGGCAAACAAGCGAAGGTAAAAGCGCAACAGACACAACGGGTAAATTTGAATCGGGCGGTGGTATTGCGTTGATACCGGAAAACACGACCTGTTTAGCCATGATTACTGAAGCTAACATTGCAGAATATCAAGGCGATGAATATATCAATTTAGCGTGGACAGTAAACAAACCAGACGCTTATAAAAACCGCAAAGTGTTTCAAAAAGTGCGCATTTTTGATGCAGAAACAAAGAAACGCGACAAGGCTTTGAATATGTTAGCGGCTATTGATAAAAACGCGGGCGGCAAATTATCCAAGTCTGATTCTGCCCCAACCAATGAAACGCTTTTACACCTTATGCAAAAACCTATGTTAATTAAAGTCATGGTTTGGGAGATAAACGACAAAACAGGCAACTGGGTTGCAGCGGTATCACCACGCAGTGTTGAAGAACCTGTAAAAGTAGCACCAGAAATTGCTGATGATAATTTCGATGTTCCTTTCTGATAATTAATTAAACAAACGCACATGGACGTGCAGCAAATAAAGGTGAGTAAAATGATAGAGCAAAGAACACCAGAATGGTTTGCACAACGAAAATATCGCGTTACAGGCTCAAGCGTTGGCGCAATACTTGGATTATCCCCATTTATGAAACGTGAAGATGTCATGCGCAACATGGTGCGTGAATATCACAACGCAGAGCGTGAATTTAAAGGCAACCAAGCCACAGAATATGGCACGTTTCACGAAGATTTAGCAAAGATGGATTACCAGCTTAGAACTGGTTTTATGGTAGAAAAATGTGGATTTTATACTTATGAAAATTGGCTAGGTGCTTCACCAGATGGATTTATTGGTTTTGATAAACTAATCGAGATTAAATGCCCGTATGGTCAACGTGATAAAAATCCACCTGTTTTTAAATCAATATTAGATCAACCGCATTATTATGCGCAGATTCAGGTGCAATTGTTTGTAACACACATGAGCGCGTGTCATTTTTATCAATGGAGTCCACATAGCGACCAAATAGAAAACGTTGATTATGATCGCGAATGGATAAATAAGCACCTGCCAATTCTAAAAAGTTTCCATGACGAGTATTTAATTGAGCGCGATAACCCAGAAAAGTATTTGCAAGATAAACGTTATCAGGTAGACAAAAAAACAATATCTGATTGTGTTGATTATTATTTTGAAATAAAAGCTCAAATAAAATCTCTTGAAGATATTTCAAAACAAATTCTTGAACAAATTGTCTTTGATTGCAATAACAAAGACAGCGAAATTAACGGGCATAAATTAACAAAAGTTGTTAAAAAAGGTTCAATAAGTTACGCAAAAGCTATTAAAGAATTGTTGCCCAATGCGGATTTAACATCATATACGAGCGAACAAACAGAATACTGGAGATTATCATGAAAGAGTTATTAAAAAAAATTATTGAAGAAATAAATCGAAAACCAATAGATGTAAAAATTGATTTAATAAATGAAGTAAGAGAAGCATTACATGAAATAAGCCCATTTAAATCAGAGCCTGTTGATTTTGTTAAATGGGTTAAAAATAAAAATGTATATCAAAATGATTACAATCCAAATAGTGTTGCTCCTCCAGAAATGGAATTATTAAGATTATCCATATCAGAAGATGGATATACACAACCTATAGTTTCTATGCCTGATAATAATGAAAAATATGAAGTTATTGATGGATTTCACAGGCATAGAGTTGGAAAAGAATGTTTAGATATTCAAGAAAAAATATTTGGATACCTTCCCATTGTTCAAATAAGAGATGACAAAAAAGATAAAAATAATCGAATGGCATCTACTATTCGACACAATAGAGCAAGAGGGAAACATAAAATAGAAGCGATGTCAGATATTGTTATTGAATTAAAACGCAGAAATTGGTCTGATGAAAAAATAGCAAAAAACTTGGGCATGGAATCTGATGAAGTATTAAGACTTTGCCAAATAAGTGGAATATCAGAATTATTTAAAGATGATGATTTTTCTTCATCTTGGGATGTTGACGTTGATTCTGACTTTAATGACATTGAGGAAGAATAAAATGGAAAGAATATATCACACATGGGATAAATGGGAATGTTATCCAGCAGGATTTCATAATAAAAAAGGAAATGATCTTTCTTTAAAAAAAGAAGATTATGAAAAATTATATGCGGATTTTTTACGCAATATTCCTTTATTTTCTTCTTGTTTATTTAAGGTAATAGATCAATGGAAATATTCATGTGAACATAATTTGACAAATTTAACCATGAATAGAATTGCATGGCTTGGGCAAGCTGCAATCTGCATTGAATACAATATTCCATCATGCTATAGAGCTGGATATTTTTTATTAACAGAAGATGAACAACTTTTAGCAAATAAAACTGCGTTGCTATACCTAAATACATGGTTATTAAATAATGGACATAAAACCATTGATTTAAAAACTGCTTGTGCAAAATCTATTGCTGTTTCATATTGAGGTAAAAAAAATGGGAATTAAAAAATATTCAGAAATAAATGTGCTTGACGCATCTCAATCAAGAATTGAATATGCTTTTGATAATTTTGAAAAATTGTATATTAGTTTTTCAGGTGGCAAAGATTCAAGCGTGATGATGCACTTGGTAATGAAAGAAGCAATTAAAAGAAATCGCATTGTTGGTGTGTTAATTATTGATTTAGAAGCTCAATATAGTCATACAATTGAGCATATAAAAGAAATGGTTGAATTATATAAATCAAATATTGACCTTCATTGGCTATGCTTGCCCCTATTATTAAGAAATGCTGTTACAGTTTTTGAACCTAGATGGGTATGTTGGGACAAAGAAAAGAGTGAAACATGGGTTCGCAATATTCCTAAATGCGCAATAACTGAAGATAATAAACCAGCGTTTCATGTTAATGAAATGGAATTTGAGGAAATGATGGTTACCTTTGGCATTTGGTATGCTGATGGAAAATCATGTGGAGCATTTATTGGAATTCGTTGCGATGAAAGTTTAAATCGTTTTAGAACAATTGCTCAATCAAATAAAACCATGCACGGAAATAAACGTTTTACAACTCATGTTGATGGTGATTTATTTAATGTTTATCCAATATATGATTGGAAAACAGAAGATATATGGCGTTTTCATGGAAAATTTCCAGATTGTCCTGCAAATAAAATATATGAACTAATGCACAAAGCAGGCGTACCTTTAAGCCAGCAACGATTATGTCAACCATACGGTGATGACCAGCGCAAAGGATTATGGTTGTATCATTTATTAGAACCTCAAACATGGTTTAAATTAATTGCCAGAGTAAATGGAGCTAATTCAGGTGCTTTATATATTCAATCAACAGGAAATATGACTGGATATAATAAAATATCATGCCCTCCCGGTCATACATGGCATTCATTTTGTAATTTATTATTAAAATCTATGCCTAAAAAAAATAGAGATCATTACATAAGCAGATTTAAAGTTTTTATTAAATGGTGGAAAGCTCGTGGATATGTAGAAATACCTGAAGAAGCTCCTGAATTGCTTGAAGCAGAACGTATTGCGCCAAGTTGGAGAAGAATGTGCAAAGTTTTATTAAGAAATGATTATTGGTGCAAAGGACTTGGATTAACTCAACCAAATAGTGAAGCATACGGAAAATATTTAAAAATTAAAAATGCAAGGAATGCTTAAATGAAAATGCCTGCATACAAAAAAGGCGCGGTGAGTTACGCCAAAGCCGTCAAAGAATTGCTACCTAATGCAGATTTAACGCCTTACACAGGTGAAGCGAGTGAGTATTGGAGATTGTCGTGAACTTAAAATTAAAAAAAGAAATGCTGGCATTGCACAAAAATGGAATGAACGCCGCAGAAATAGCTATTCATATGGATGTAGACAGTGAATGGTTACAGACAAATTTAAAAAAAGAACTAGCTAAACTGGATATTGATGACGAATATCTAATCGAGCAAACCACGCTTGAAACGTTTGACATTATTGATGCAATTACACCTGCGCTGCGTGAAGCCGTTAAACACTTATTAGTGCAACAAGGAGTAAGCAAATGAAAATGCGCCCATACCAACAACAGGCGCATGATGACTGCATAGCGTGGGTTCGCAAGAACACCGCGCCATGCGTTCTTGAATTGCCCACAGGTGCAGGTAAATCAATCATTGTTGCTGAAATAGCCAACTCGTTAAACAAAGTAAGTAAAGGCAAACACGTCTTGTGTATTGTGCCGTCAAAAGAATTGCTAGAGCAAAATGCCGATAAGATTATTGCAACAGGCAATGCGGTTTCATTGTTTAGCGCAAGCGTTGGTGAAACCTGCCTTGCTAATCCGTTAGTGGTTGGAACGCCTGTCAGTATTAAAAACCAGATTGATCGGTTTGGCAGTCAATTCTGTGCAGTGATTATTGACGAGTGCCACAAGATTACGCCAACCGTCATTCATATTATTGAACAATTGCAGGTTTTTAACGAACGTCTGCGCATTATTGGGTTATCAGCAACGCCTTATCGTATGGGAAGTGGGTATATTTTCAAACACGATTTGCGCGGTGTGGCATTGCACGAAAGCAAAACACGCGATCCGTATTTTGACAAGCTAATTTACAAGATCACCGCGCGTGAGTTAATCCAGCAAGGTTATCTGTGCCAACCTATTGTTGGTGCAATCCATAGCCAGCATTATGAAACGCTAAACATGCAAACTAATGCAATGGGTAATTTTAGCAAAGATGACATCGACAAGGCGTATCACGGCAAAGGCAGGTTAACGGCTGAGATTGTCGCGGATGTTATCGAGCAATCGCGAGATCGTAAAGGCGTGTTATTTTTTGCGGCTACGATTCAACACGCAGGTGAGATCATGGAATCTTTACCGCCAGAATTATCGGCTATTGTCACAGGCTCAACGCCAGCTCGAGAGCGTGAAATAATCCTGCTTAAATTTAAAGCGCAGATTTTAAAATATTTAGTAAATGTGGCGGTTTTAACGACTGGATTTGATGCGCCTCATTGCGATGTTGTCGCAATTTTACGCGCCACCGAAAGTGCCGCATTATTACAGCAAATAATTGGGCGTGGTTTGCGTCTAAGCGATGAAAAGCAAGATTGCTTAGTCTTAGATTATGCTGAGAACATCGAGCGACATTGCCCCGATGGTGATGTTTTTAATCCCGACATTAAAACAAGCAACAGCGTGGAGTTTGACGGTGAGTATCTTATCGCGCGTTGCCCTGATTGCGGACTGTTAAATGAAACCAAGCCACGCGACAACGATGCTGGTTTTGGCATTGATGACAATGGTTATTTTGTCGATTTGCAAGGTAATCGAATTGAAACCGAGCATGGTTTTTTTCCTGCGCATCATAGCCGTTCATGTCAGTCTGAATTATGCAATTACAAGTGGAGTTTTAAGCCATGCCACGAGTGCGGTCATGAAAATGATGTTGCAGCGCGTTATTGTGGCGGGTGCAAAGAAGAATTGATTGACCCTAACGAAAAATTGGTTAGGCAATACCGCGAGCGAAAAAGCGATCCATATCAATCACAGACCGATGAAGTGCTTGATATGAAAGTTAAGCCAACCATTAGCAAAGCCGGCAACGAATGTTTGCGGGTTGAATTTACTACCGCATGGCGAACGTTTACCGTGTTTTTTACGCCAAAAATTCCGCGCGACTACAACAGTTTTATGACTGTAACAATAAACGGAACAAAACCGCCTGAAACCGTTACTTATCAAAAAGAAGGTGATTTTTACAAGGTTCATAATTACAACATGAGATTTAGAAACGATGAAATTCCCCCAGTGGCTTAAAGTTTACGGTGACACATCGTATCGTGGCGAATGCCCAAGCGAAACGCTTGAAGCAATAACTTTTTTTGCGCGTATAAGACGCGAATACCCGACGACTTATGGAAAGATTGCCACGCATATCAGAAACGAGGGCAAACGCAACTGGCAGCAGGTAGCACGGCAAAAAAGCGAAGGCATGACGAAAGGTGCGCCTGACATCATTATTCCAATGCAAAGATCGTTTGTTTGCGAGCTGAAAAGGCAAGATCACACCAAGTCAAAATGGCAATACGGGCAACTTGAATATCTTAAAGCTGCACATGATGCAGGCGCATTTGTTTGCGTTGCGCTGGGTTATGAAGCGGCTTATCAGGCTTTTTTAGATTCTATTGTTTAAAATATAAAAAAATATGTTTACTTTTTAAAATAGAAGGTTTAATATATGACCACGCTTTCAAGAAGGCGAAACAATAATAAAATAACTAAATCGGAGTAATAATCATGAAAGTAAACGTAAGAATTGAATACAAAAGCGGAAAAATTGAAATTTGCGAAATTGCAATAAACCAAATTTCAAGTGTTCTTGAAATGCTTGCTAAAGAACAAAGATTGGTTTCATTTAAACTAATCTAATAACAAAAAAACTGGGCGTAAATATGCGCCCAGTTCGCCCAACTTTTTAGGAGTAAAAATTATGAAAAAAATATCTAAAAAAATACAAGTTGGTACAAAAGTTTTTGTAAACAACGTTTGGTGCGAAGTGACAGAAATTAACGACACAAGAGTAAATTTTAAAACAAATCATTGGTCTGGCTCGTTTCAAGCTGGTGACATTCAAAAATTTAGCAACAAGGCGGTGTAAAATGGAAATACAACTTTACTTCGACATCGTATCAAACGATGGTGTAACAATTAACGTTGGTGCTACTGCAATGTTATCTGGTTCATATATTCCGGCAGACTTTCACCATGACATTGAAGATAATAGAGAAATTGATGTAACAGAAGTTAATTTATTTGATGAAAATGGCGAAGAAATGAACTCTGAAAAACTAACTGAAATTACTTATGAACACATTGACGATAATTTTGTTCAAATATTCAATGATGCAGCAGCAGATACAAAAGAATTTGATATTTACATATCAGATTTTAAATCAGACTTAAATTATTTAGAATTAATTTAAAATTTACTCCTACCTCTGCCGCTAAGACGAGTGGCTTTTTTTAATACAAAGGTGATTTATGATTGAATTTTTAAAGATGTTAGATGAAACAGGCATTGCTTATGTTATTTTTATTTTAACCGCTGTTTATTTTTGGACAAAAAGCAATAAAGCAACAACTGAGCTTTACACAATTAAACGCGAATTATTAAAATTAAAGGCGGTTTTATGAGCGCAACATTAGCACTAACGCTGTCATTTTTGACAGTAGACACAAACATCGACAAGCGCGGCAGAACAACACAGGTTGAGCGCATTGCCTACACAACAACGGCAATACCTTATGACACGCGCCAAGCATGCGCTAACGCCAAAGAAGAATGGAATCTTGCTGTTGGTGCTTACCAAATGAGTAAGCGTCCAGCACGGGTGATTATGGCGGTGTGTAATGATAGTGCAACGGGAGTGGTAGAATGAGCATAGAAAAAGAATTATTAAAAAGAATGCGAGATGTATTGCGCGAATTAGAAGAAACCCACTATGACCTTTACTGGGACATACAAACTGAACTAGAAAAAATTGAGCAGAAACCTAACAATGTTGGTTATCTATACAAGCAGGAAGATTGTTATGGAGATATTCAAACGGTATTTAAAGTTGATAAGCCCTATATCACATGGCATAACGTTACAGATGTTACTCCTGTCTACCTAGCACCACAAAAACGTGAGCCTTTGAGTGATGAAGATTTGATAGCTAAATATAACGCTATAAAGAAATTAGGTTTTAGTTATGAACCTAGTTATTTTGCTGGGTTTAGAGATGCGGAAAAAACACATGGCATTGGAGAATAAAATGAAAAACGACTTAATATGGGTAGCTATTTGTTCATTATTAACAGGTGCATTGCTTTGCTTTATTACAATAGCAGCAACACACAGACATCATTATGAAATTATTAAAACAAATATTGGCGAGTTTGTTTTAAGAGATGGTAAGATTTTTACTGTTTACGAAATGCAACGAAATGTTGCTGGGGATATGGTAGCAAGATGAAACAAATCCCATTAAAAGAACACCTAGAAAACCGTCTGCGTGAACTCAAAGAAGAACGCAGACAATTAAAAAATCAAAAAATGCGTAGTATCAAAGAAACGCAAAATATTTTTCACATTTTAGAGGAGTTAAATAAACATGGCTGAATTAATTTTTTGGACTGGCATTTTTGTTTTAATAGTTTGTTTTATGGTGGAGTACGCGCGTGGAGATTGACGACATTGCAGCATTAATATTCTATGTATTAGCACTCATATTAGCGGGGATATGGCTATGGCATTGATTAAACCAGTTGAGAAGGTAACACCAACGCCAAGCGCAACAAACTGCCAGCACAAAACATGGCGGCAATATGTAAGCAGAGGAATTAGGGAGTGTGATCGTTGTCATGAAATACGCCCTATTTTTGATTTAAAAATTGAACATCAAAGGTAATAGCATGGTGCAACCAATAAAAAAAGATTTAAAAGTTTCGCTTAAAGAGTTGGAAAGTATAAAAGAAAATATTATTTACTGTGGTGGAACAGGCGCATTTTACCGAAAAAGAACGCCTGACAAGCCATTGGCTTTTAACTATGCAAATCGTCACGCTACTATTGCTATTAAAAAAGAAGGTGGCAAAAAATACTTTACCGCATGGCGCATGGCTGTTTTCTTTTCACATGGTTATTATCCAAGTTTTGAGGATGCTGTTATTTTTAAAGATGGCGATAATTATAATTTTAGAATTAATAACATTGTTGTTTGCCATCCAAACGAGGATGAACAAACCGTTTTAGACTTTGCTACTGAGCATGGTTTATCGCCACAAACGGTTAATTATCGCATGAGAAATGCAATACGATTTGAGCGCATTGTAAAAAACTGGAGAGTGTTTTTTTATGATAAAAAAGAGTTTACGAAATACTGCGGTGACATGATTGGTAGAAGGTTGGTTGTTGATGATGAAGGAATCGAGCATATACAAATTAAGCGCATTAATTTATCAGAAAGCCAGCGCGGAAATAAAACCGCACGGGAATTTTTAAAAACGTGGATTGGCGACATGCCTACACAATGGGAGATGACATTATGCAGATAAAAAAAATAAAACTAAGCGCGATTATTCCGCAATTTCAAACCGAAGGCGCAGCCGCTATTGATTTATGCGCTTGTATTGAAGAAACCATGCTTTTAACACCAGAAACGCCTGTGTTAATACCTACAGGCATTGCAATTCATATTGCTGATAAGTCTGTTGTTGGTTTGATTGTACCACGCAGTGGGCTGGGTTTTAATTATGGCGTTGGTTTGATGAACACGGTTGGCGTAATTGACAGTGATTATCAAGGCGAAATTATGGTTAAGTTGCGCATGACACACGGTGATAGTTATCGAATCCAACCTAACGAACGCATTGCTCAAATGTTTTTCGTGCCTGTATTGCGTCCGATATTTGAAGAAGTTGAGGAGTTCAGCACGGTGACTGAGCGTGGTGTTGGTGGTTTTGGGAGTACAGGGAAATGAGCTTATTAACAAACGAACAAATTGCGGAATTGGTTGGCATTGCTAGTAACCAATCAACAAGTAAAGATTTATATGAGGAGTTTCACGAATGGAACGAAAAGCAAACAGGGATGCAAGTTAATGTCGATTGGAGTAAAGCACCAGAATGCGCAGACAGAGCAGAAGTAAATTTTTATTGGGTTGGTGAAGATACATGGAGATTCTGTTTCCAAATAGCAAAATACGATAGACCGAAACCCGTCATCACACCACACCCCCATGCAGAAATGATAGCTAAGTACGCAGAAGTAGCAGCGCGGAGGGTCGATCCTTGGGTGGAGTTTGAATGGACAAATGAGGAGGCATCATACGGTTGGCGTAAACATAATTGCTCACCAATCTTCAAGGACACTAATCAATACCGCCACATCGGAGAAACAAAATGATTGCAACAACAGCTTATATTTTAATTATCGCTGTAACAACTCATGGTGAGCTTACACAATCAACAATCGAATTTGCAGATAAGGCTTCGTGTGAAAGCGCGGCAGTTAGACAGGATTTTGCGTTTAAAAATTTGCAATTTGCAGGTAGATGGAA